GCCGATCGTCGACTCGAGGTCGGCCACGTTGATGCCCATGTCGCCGGCAACCTCGATGAACCGCGACGCCTCCTCGGCGGTCAGACCGAGCTTGTCGCGAAGTTCACCAGCGGCGAGTGCTGTCTCCTGAAAGGCGTTGACTGCCTGCACACCGAACGCCACGAGCGCAGTGCCGGCGGCGAGCGCCAAGTTCCCGGCGTTCTGCTTGACCGAGTCGAACGCCGACGCGGCCCCCGCCCTGAACTTGCCCGCCGCCCCGTCGGCGTCAGCGACCGACTTCTTGAACGAGCCGAGCGCACGGTTCGCACCGTCGACCGCCACGTCCACGATCACGCTGATCTTGTTCGCCATGTCTCAGCGCCCCCTGCGTGTAGCGTCGAGCCCCATGCAGGGCCGGTACTGGAACAAGACCGAGATCTTCTGGTGGAGCGCGACGGCGGCGGTGCTCATCGCCTACGCCGTCGCCGTGCTCGCATTCGGAGCCGACCCCGATCCGATGGTCTGGATCGAAGACCTCTAGAACGTCTTGCGGATCGCCCGGCCGATTCGCTGGTCTACGATCTTCGGCACCTTCGGCTCGATCGCCGCGAGCGCATCCGACGCCGTGCCCTTACCCTGCGTCACGCCGTTCCAGCGCCGGATCGAACGCGCCGACCGACGACGCCCGGTCACCGTCAACGACGACGACCGCAACCGAGGCCCGGCCGACGCGTTGCGACCGAGCTCGGCGACCGTGATCTTCCCGGCAGCGCGGGCGTTCGACGGCTTGAACGACAACCGACCCGGCCCGACGATCTCGTAACGAGTCGACAACGCACCCGGCCAACCCGAGAACTGGCCGTCAGGTCCGAGGTCGGCCTTTGCTGCCCGGTCGGCTTCGGCTTTCGCCATCCGGCCGATCTCGTGCATCAGTCGATCGTCGGTCAGTTCCTTCTGGAACTTGCCGACCTTGCGGCCGAACGACTCGAACGTGTCAGCCACAAGCGACCTCCTTGACCTCGCGCCAGCGAATGTCGGCCGGGGCTTGCCTCGCGGCCGCCCACGCCTAGTGGCGCCCCATCCTCCTGGAGCTGTAGACCAGACTTGGCCCAGGCCCTCAGGGCGGCCGACAGATTTCAGGCTACTCGCAACTCTTGGTCCACGCCAGCTCGGCCAGGTCAGGCGGTGACGTCGCGGACGATTGCGCCTGTGATCGGGAAGCTGTAGGACTTCATCGCCAGGTCACCGACGGCTCCACCGAGCGAGTGCGACGTGATGAGCACGTTGCCCTGATACTCGGGATTCGACGCCGAGATAGCAGCGTCGTCAAGCTTCAACGCAAACGGCACGACCGTGCCGAGCAGCGCGTAGAAGTCCTCGTCGATCGAGTCGTCCGCGACGTCATCCATCAACTCGATGGCGAGCGTGCCCGACTTCAGACCGCCGATCATCTCCGTCCAGCCATCGCTGGCGAAGTCGGTCGTATCCAACTGGTTGACGTCGATCGTCAAGGTCGCCGACTTGCAGTAGGCGGAGATGTCGACGCTGTTGATACTGACGACCTCAGCCGTCAGAGCCTGAATGGCCATGTGTGTTGCTCCTTGGGTTGAGGGGTCTTAGAGGATTCCGACGGTCACTGCGAACGCGAACGTCGGCGTGCCGGTGCCGCCGATCGTGTACGACACCCGCCAGTAGTCGTCGGTGATCGCACCGGCGGCCGACACGATCTGCGACGTCTTGCCAGTCGCCTGCGTGAACGTCAGGCGGGTCGTTGGTGTCGTGAAGCCGGCGTTGTCGTCTGACTGCACGATGACGTCGAGCGTCGGCGTGCCGCTGGCGGAGATGACGTGGATGGCTGCATAGACGGACTGGCCGGCGGCGACCGCTCCGAGTTGGCGGCCGGTGCCGGTCGAACTTGACGTGCGCGACACGTTCGACGGGTGCAGCAGCTTGCCGCGAACCACCGGGCCAGTCGACGACGAACCCGCAAGCGTGCCCATCGCGAGCTCGCCGACCGCGCCGCTCACGGGCGTGTAGGCCAGCGGGATCGACTTGAGCAGGTACGCCGGCGAGCCGTCAGCCGAGCCAAGACAGATCGACTTCGGTGTGCCGGCGACGCCGAGCAGCGGGTACAGCGTGTCGTCGACCGAGCCAGTCGCTACGTCCTGCATGAACTCGATGTTCACAGAGCCGGACTTCAGACCGCCGATAGACGACGTCCACCCGGTCGAGCAGAGCGACGTCGTGTCGAGCTGCGCGACCTCGTTGGTCAGGCTGAAGCTCTTGGCGTGGCACGCCATCTCGATGTCGTCGACGAGGATCGACATGTCCTGCCAATACTGGATGGCCATTTGGTCAGTCCTCCTCAGACTCGTCTGCGGGTGCGTCAGCGTCGACGAAGTACGCCAGATCCGTCACGTATGGCGAGTCGTCCGCCCACAGCGAGCTGACAGGGATATCGCCGAACTCGACGACGGTGTGGGCGCGAATACAGCGCAGCATGAGTCAGCTCCTCTTGAACACGATGGACAGTGGCAACTCCGCGGACACGGTTGGCGTCTGCGGAGACTCCACGAGGGCGCCATATCTGTGCTCGCGGGCATCGCCCGGAAAGACGTCGCCGAAGGTCTGCGCACCGACGAGAACATCGGCGATCGATGACGATTCGCTGGTACCTGACGACAGCAGGTCGTCGAGCATCCGCTCACCCGACTCCGGAGAACCGGCGTGCGGGACGATCACCTCGACCGTGAGGAACACCGTCTGCATTCGCAACGCACCGAATGTGCCGTGATACTCGATGTAGGTTCCCTCGGTCGGGCGGACAACCACAGCCGGCAGACGGATCGACACCGGCCGGTACTCGTACACGTTCAGCGACGAATCGAACCCAGCATTTCGGATCAGGTCGGCGACACCCTCTCGAACATCGGACAGGACGCTCATCAGGCAATGCCCCAAGAATCGCCGGAACGAAACGGCTGCAGCAGACCGCCGATCGTCGAGTTCTCCATGATCCGACGAGCGAAGTCACCGACCTGCACCAACCCGAACCGGGTATCACGCATGTCGAGGTAGTCCTTCGCGGCGAGCTTCGATGCCAACTTGATCGAGTCAGGGACCGCCGGCCACCCATGCTGCGCCGTCACCGACAACGTCGCCTCACCGTTGCAAGCAACATGCCACGAACCCGAGAGGCGTCGTATGTAGGCGAACGGGTACATGATCCCCGTCTGCGACATCTGATTGGCGCGACCGGGCCACGTCTCCAGCTGGTAGTCGGACGCCGAAAGCGTGGAGCCGTTGTCGACGATCACGAGGTTTGTCGTGTTCGCGATGTCGTCCACCTTCACCAGATCACCACTGATCGGGGCGTAGACCTTCGTCGTCTCGTCGTCGGGGACACCGAACGTGCGGACCGTAGCGAGATCGATCGCCTGGCAGCCGACCGTCAACGCCACCTCGATCTCGGCGAGATCCGCAGTGACCGTCGAACGCAGATACTGCTCGGTTTCCTCGACCGTGGCGTAGAGCGTCATGGTCACCGCCTCTCAGATGTGCGAGTCACCGTGCCCGGATCGGCAGGTTCACCGTCAGAGTCGACCGGCTGCCACGACAGGGTGGCCGCGGTCCCGGCGAGAATCTGTTGATCGGCGACCGTCGACAGCAGCACTGCTCTCAGCCTTTCAGGTGTGCGCACGGCACGCTCGACGCCCTGGGTGCGGGTCGTGGTCTCGAGGTGAGGTTCGACCCAGTCGGCGAACTCGGTGAACGCCTCGCGCAGCGGTGTCTGCGGGGCGTCGCCGTAGGTGTCGCGCCACTTCGTATTGTCGCAGTCTCTGGACATCACACCCACCGGCCCTTCGATCGTGACCACTTCTGCGTCGGATGCGCCGACGATGTCGAGACACATCCGGGCGACCTCTTCGCACGTCACCGCACCTTCAGCGCCGACGTTCACCGGGCCGGCGTAGCGGTCATCGAACCCGAGCGTTATCAGCCGGTCGACAGCGTCGTCCACGTACAGGTAGGAACGCCTCTGCTCACCACTGCCCCAAAGTTCCAGGCGACCAGTGCGTCGGGCCACGAGCGCCTTCGTGATCACCGCGGCCGGGAACTTCATCCGCTGACCGTGGTGTTCCTGCAGCGGACCGAAGATCGTGTGACAGATCGCCACCCGAGCATCGATCGGGGCTCTCATGCACAGCTCGAGGCCGTATCGCTTCTCCCAGCCGTAGCCGGCGTCGGGTGTCCCCCACGACAGATGTTCGGACTCACGCAGCTTCGGGGCGTCGCCTGGGGTCTGCTGGATCTCGGTGGCGTAGGCGCACGCTGATGACGTGTACACCAGCCGGGGCGTGTTCTGCTTCGTGCATTCGGTCAGCACGTTGTTGGTGATGCGCCCGTTGGTCAGTGACGCCGGCCAGTCCTGCGGGCCGTGGAACCATGCGACCCCGCCCATGTCGGCGGCCAGGTGGTAGACGACGTCGGCGCCGAGGATCGGACCTGACGCCGCCGACGGTTGGTTGAGATCGGCGGTCCACCGCGATGCACCGTCGAGGGCGTCGAGACGCCACGTCGGGAACTCGACATCCACTGCGACCACATCGTGCCCGAGCGAGACCAGGCGGCGGACCAGGTTCGATCCGATGAACCCGCCGCCACCGAGCACCGTCACACGAGCCATGTCACTGCTCCTTCGTCGAACGGCCACACACCGACGTCACGTTGCGGAGCGTCGATGCGACCGGCGTCCGGTGTGGTGCCTACCATGTGGGCGTCCCAGTGGTCGTACACGTACAGGTGCTGGTCGATGAACGTGTGCGTCTCGATGTCGGCCTGTACCGCTTCGGACCATTCCCGATCGGCGGTGTAGTGGTTCCCGAACTCGTGAGCCCGGGCGATCTCGGTGCGCACCAGACACTTCGGTGACACGCCACGGTCGAATGTCCGCCACGTCGTGTCACCGTCACCGCGGTGGGCGACCGACCCTGCGAAGCGGCCGTTCTCCAACCACAGGATCCGGTAGCCAACGAAGTCGGCCATCACGAACCCCTGGTCGATGATGCGCTCCGGGCCTAGGTAGTCGTCGTCGTCGAGGCACACGACGTGAGTCGTGGTCGCCTTGGCGAACATCTCGTTCAGCTTGTCGCCCATCGGCGCCATGCCGTCCGCCACTAGCACGTCGCAGTCCTGGCCTCGCAGGTGCCACAGCGCACGTGACAGCGTCGACCGGCGGGAAGGGATGGTCGGGATGCACACGGTGATGCTCATCGGTACATCGCTCCCCACAGTGTGGAGCGCATCTCGAACAGGCGGGCGTCGACGTCGAACCCGGCGAACGAACGGGCGTAGGTGTCATCGAAGTCGGCCTTGCCGGCGGCCGGGTGAAGATGCTCGACGACACTGTCCAGCCGGGGGACGAACTCGCAGCGCATCTTGGCGGTGGCGATGAACTCGGTGTCACAGAAGTTGTGGTCGTATCCCTCGAACAGGAACGACCCTGGACCCTCATCCACCACGCCACCGAGCTGGTCGAGGTAGCTGCGCTGCACCAGCGAATGGGTGGAGTGGACGCCGGCGAGGACGTGGCCGTTGTACAGGTCGTTCGTGCCGAGCACTCGACCGCCAGAAAGGTCGGCGTCCCAGCCGTCGTGGAACACGAGATCGTCGGCACCGCAGAACAGCCAGTCCCCCGACGTCTCTGCGTAGGCGGTGTTCACGGCGCCCTGATAGTTCGGGGTGCGACGGTTCACGAGTGGCACCAGGTCGAGGTCGAGGACGGCTTCGACGGATGCGACGTCAGTCCCTTCGATGACGAACACGACGCGATGCTCGTGCACTGTCGTGGCGTCGATGTTGGCGGCCAGATCGGCGAGACGATGCGGGCGGCCCAGGGTGGGGATGATGACGTCGATCACGCCATGTCCACCATCGTCGAGTGATACCGCCACGTCTCCTCGGTCAACTCGACCGCTTTCACGTGACCGATCGGTACCCCGGTGTGCACGAAGATCGGGTAACCGCACCTCTGCGCCTGCATACAGAAGAACAGATCTTCCGAGATCCACAGGTCGTTCAGCTCAGTCCAGTGCACGTCCGGACGGTTGTCTTCGACGATCTCCTCACGGAACCACGGGTACGTCGTCCGGCACGCTGCGGCGATGTCGATCAGCACCTGACGGTGAACGAGCAGGAACGCAGCCCCGGTGCCGTACACCTGACGGACCGCTTTCGCCTTCGCGTCGCGTGGCTCGACCGGAGTGAACGCCGGCACCGAGATCCCTGGCATCGCTTCACCGGGGTCGAACATCGTCGAGATCACCCGGACAGCGTTCGTGCCGTCTCCACGGTTCCCGAACGCCACGCACAACCCGCCGATCACGTGCACATCCGGGACGTCCGGATTCTCGCGTGACGACTCCGCGGCCCGGACCAGGAGCTCGAGGGCGTGCGGGTCGAACGTCATGTCGGCGTCGACCATCAGCATCCACTCGGGCGCCGGGTCACGCACCGAAAGGAACTTGCGCACCACCGAGTTGCGGGTGCGGGCCACGTTCACACCGGAGCGTTGGTTGATCCACCACGCCGGATGATCCAGCCTTCCCCAGTCGTTGATGCGGTCGGCGTCACGCATCCCGAGCAGCGACGTCAGGAACCCGTTCGACACGTCAGTGCCGGACAGGTAGCACACCGTCACCTTGCCGGGCTCGAAGCCTTCGGGCAGGTCAGCCTCCTCGACGCCGAGCGGCGTCCACGAGGGCAGTTGGTCATCGCTCATCGCGACTCCTTGACGCAGGGCTCCCCGCGACCGACGACACACCTGCGTCGTTGGTCGTCGGTCGCGGGGAGGAACGGCCGGGCGAACGCAGGTCGCCCGGGAGATCACCCGAGAGTGATCAGAAGGTCGGCGACGAGAGGGCCGTACCGCCGACGAGCGCAGCGCCCGTCGTGTACCGCGTGGTGAACGCGGCGTAGTTGTACAGACGGGCACGTGCCGTCAGGGTGTCCGTGGTGCCACCGGTGGTGCGGAACACCTCGAAGGTCGGGGTGCCCTCCATCAGGATGGCGTCGGACGCCTTCCATACCAGGATGCGGTCCTCCGACGTGCCAGCCGACGTCGACACGTTGGCGTCGATGACGACCGGGAGGCCGAGCATCGTGCCGACGACGCCTTGCACGGCGGTGATGCCGAACGAGGCGAGCATCGAACGACCTGCCTGAGCGTCGGGGACGATGACGGGACGGCCGGCGGTGTCGAACCGCGAAGCCAGCCAGAACCAGCGCCGCGGGTGCATCACGATGACCTCCGGCGTCTCGAACCGGGTCGTGGCGACACGGTTCAGGGCGTCGGCGATGCCGGCGTAGATCTGGTTCTGTGCCGTGGTCGAGCTGGTCGACGACGCGAACACCGTGGTACCAGCGACCGTGTGGACGCCGGGAACCTGGTTGTTCGCACCTGTGCCGGAGAGCACCTGCACGTCGAGGGCCCGGTTGTAGTCCGCGAGCAGATCGCGGTATACGAGGGCGTCCCAGCCACCTGCGAGGGCGGACTGCTCGAGCAGTTGGATCGAGAAGTCGTAGCCACCAGCGATGGTGGTCACTTCGGCGGTCGTCGACGCCGTGACCATGTCACGAGTCGTGATCGCCGAGTTCTCGGTCGCCTGCACGGCGGTCAGGTTCCCGGTGGTGACCGTCGGGATGCTGATCGCGTCGGTGCCGGACGGCAACGCCATCTGGCGGGCCAGATCCGCGGTCGCACGACCGGCGCGCTGCGTGCCGACGAACTCGTCGAGCACCCACAGAGGCGGCACGAACGTGCCACCGGCGGTGTCACCGGTGTCACCGGCGCGGAGTTCGACGGCGATCTCGGCGGCGTGACGCTCGAGACGCTCGCGGGCCTGCGAAGCGCCGGCCAGGTTGAGCGCCACGGTGGCGGTGTCGCGGACGTGGGAGTGCTTGCCGCCGCGCTCCATGTAGGTGAGCGGCTCGGAACGGACGACTGCACCGCCCACGGCGCGCTTGGCCGGGACGAGGTCGTCGAGGGTGCGGGTGACCGATGCGGTCGCCTCGATGGTGGCGGTGATCTCGGCCGAACGCTCGGCGGCATCGCGCACGATGGCAGCCTCGTCGTCAGTGAGTTCACGCTCTTCGGCTTCGGCGGCGGCGATGACGTCGCGGCCCTGGGCGATGATCTCGTCGCGCTTGGCGATCTGGAGATCGGTGAGCTTCTTGCTCATGGTGGTCATCCTCCTCGGATGGTGATTCGGGGATTGGGGGATGACGACGTGGTGGCGCTGCGTGGTGACCGCTGGGCGGCTCCGGGTCAGGCTCCGGGTTCGTCAGTTGGTGCCACCGTCAGGTGGCAGGGAGACCGAGCAGTGCCCGAGCCTCGGAGATGGACAGCGGTGCAGCCTTCTCGGCCGGTTCGCTGTCATCGATCTGTTCGTCGACGGGCGGCTCTTCCCGCTCGTCTGGATCCTCGGACGCTCGCTCCTCGTCGGAGTCGGGCGTCTCGGCGTCGCTGGCGTCACGCTCGTCGAGCAGAGCGAGCACCTCGGTGCGCTGCTCCGGGCTCAGCGAACGGAGACAGACGAGGGCGAGGTCGCCCTGACGGTCACCGGTGAGACCGACTTCGGTCTCCTCGTACCACGGATAGGTGACGATCGAGTTGTCCACCAGGGTCACCTCGCGTACCTCGCGCAGACCGTTGACCTCCGGGGCGTCGTTGAAGTAGCCGGCGAACGAGCACTGGTCGATGTCTCCTCGTTCCATCGCCGACACGAGACGCTGCACGTCGGGGTTGGCGAGATCGAGCGCCGGGGCGTCGAACCACTGGCCTCGCTCGTCGACACCGATCGTCATCGTCCCCGACTTCGTCGATGCCAACGGCACCCCTTCGTGGTTCACGAGGAGACGGACGTTGTCGCGCTGTGCGATGGTGCGGTTGAACGCCGACTTGCGGATCACTTCGCCGTACGCCTCGGAGTCGAACACGGCGGCATAGCCGCGCACGCCGACGGTCTTGCCGTCCGGGGACTTGCGGATCTCGATCGACCCGGACGCCAAACGGCGCTCGATCACCTTCGTCATGGCATGTCTCCTTCGATGTCATCGCCGAGAGGTGGCAGCTCTTCCCACGCGCGCACTTCGTCGACGGTGATGAACTCACCTTCGAGGCCGACCTTGTAGGACTCGTAGCGGGTCTTCAGGTCCGAGCGCAGGAACGCTCCGGTCTGCCAGCGCAGGTACTGCCCGCGTGGCGTGTGCTTGCCGAGCGCCTCTTGGATCACGACGAGGTCGGGGTTGATCGAGTCGAGTAGGTATTGCTGCTGGTTCTGCGAGATGTTGGCGTACTCGTTGCCCTTACCCGTCGCGGCGTTGATGCGCTCCGGTGGCAGGTTGAACGAGATCGCAATGTCCGCAGATACCTGACGCATCGTCTCGAGAAACTGCGACTCGTCGGCCTTCACCGACACCGCCTCGTACTTCATCCCCGACCCGATCACCGCCGGCTGACGCCGCGACCACCGCTGCAACATTCGAGCGAGCAGCGAATCTGCCTCGGTCGACGAGATCTCGCTATCGGAGTACAGGATCGCCGATGGCATGGCGCCGTTGACGAACCAGTCCCGACCGAACGCCTGCGCCCGGCGGGCCAGGTCGACGAGGCCGGAGTATTCGAGCGGGCAGATCCCGAGCGGACGGCCAGGCAGCACCCACCGCGACGGTACGTGCACGATCATCGAGGCGTCGACCGGTTGATGATCGATACGCCAGTCGATGCCGTCGACGTGTTCGTGAGCGTGGATGTCTGATCCGGGGCAGAGCCAGTCGACCTTCGACGGGTAGCCGGCGGCATCAACGGCACGGATGTAGCCGGCGGCGTATCCCCAGATGTCACGCGAGATCGACATCTGCGTCTTCCACACCGACGGCACCACTGCGGCCGACGGCGCGACCATCAACTCCGGCTGGGACGGCACGACCTCGCCGAAGCCGTCACGGTCTCGGTACGCCTTCAACGGCAGCTGAGCGAAGGCGCCCGCACGCATCCCGACACAGGCGACCAGGGCGGCTACCTCGAGCGACTCGCGGGCAACGTAGGGGCCCGGTGAGAGCGCCGAGCGCATGTCCAACGGGCCGGGGATCTTGTTCGGATCGGACCAATCTGAGCGGGATTCGGGCCGATTCGGGGCCGACTTGAACAGGATCACTGGCTCGACCTCCACGCCGCGACCAGCGCCATCGATCCGGCGGTGATCCATGCGAGCGCGGACGAGATCTGAGCGGTGCCAATCACGACGGCGGTGACACCGCAGAGTTCGAGCAGACCGGCGACGAGGCTACGCATGGGGCGACCTCCTCAGGCGGCGAAGACGGGACGAGTCGGTTCCCCGGGCTTATGCATCTCGAGCGCACGGAGCGCGACGGTGGCTGCGATTGTCGGCGTGGGGTCGGACATCGACGCCTGCATGTCCCACAGCCAGGACTCGCCGCGCTGTTTCTTGCTGATCCCGTCGATCGAGTCGTTCAGCCACGCCTGATTCATGTGCCGGTAGCGGCGCTCCACGAACCCGGTCACGAACCCGGAGCACGCCGACGTGTACGCCCGCCCCGAGATCGGATCAACCGTCGTCGACCCTGCAGCACGGCCGATGGCGCCGGCGACAGCGTTCGTCGGGCCGCCCGCGTCGTAGGTGAACACCTCGGGTGCGTGTTCGTCGCGGTACACCTCGAGTTCACGTTCCAACCAGAACGTGCCCGGCCGATGGTCGAGAATCTTGACGACACCGATCGTGCCGGTGTCGTCGGTGCTCCACCACGCCACCGCGACCGACGACGTACGCCCATCGTCGGACACCGACACCCCGATGGTGCACGGCTGCGGGAACGTCGACTGTGCCGGCGCTGACTGCACAGCCCAGACCTCTGGATCGACTGGCGGGTCGTGTTGCTGCTCACCGATGATCGGATGCCGGACCCACTGGTTCGCGTACTCCTGACGAAACGTGTCCACCTTGGCTTCGTCCGGGGAATCCTCCGCCTTGCGCAGCTCGGAGAGGATGTCGTCCAGGGCGATCGTGTGGCCGACCGCCGGGTGATGCTCGAGCCAGACGTCAGGGTCGTGCAGATCAGCCTCTTCGGGGATCGACCACTCGAACGAACACACCCTCGTCTCACGGTCATCGCGCTCGACACGGTTCCGGCCGGCGACGACCTTCGGCCACATGTAGTACGACCGCTCATCACCGGCGGTCGACGCGACCCACAGCTGCGACGAACGGCGGGTGATCTGTGCGGGGCCGGCGGATGCTTCGAGGCGGTCGTCGACACCGAATCGAACCTCGTCGGCTGCTTTCAGGTCGATGGTGCCGCCGTGGCCGGCCTTGAGCGAGGGCGTCTCGATCAGCATGTAGTTGCCTTTGCCGAACAGCAGATGCTCGGACCCGTTGTTCAGCGACGACTTCCACTCCGCTGTCGAACGGCCGGGGCGGGCCTTCGGGTTCGTGATCCGACGGAACGACTCGGTGGCCTCTTCGAGCTGCGGGATCAGGTCGATTTCCAGCTTCTTGCGGGTCTCTTGGCGGTCCTGCATCGTGAACGACGCACGCTGACGGCCACCCATTCGGCGCGGCATCATCGTGCAGCGGTGCACGATCACCGGGAACAGGATCCCCATCGTCTTGCCGCACTGGCGCATCACCCAGACGTTCGACTCCGAGTACCACAGGTCGCCCGGGTTCTTCGGTTGCGGGTCCAGCTCGAACGCGACGTCGAATACGTGCTGCTGATGCGGCATCGGTGGGAGCTTCAGCCGGCGCGCCACGATGCCGGGCTGGTGACCGAGCGTCGGCCACCACTCGTCATCCTTCGCTCCGACCTTCGGGTCACCGCCGGCGTCGAGCCACTCGGCACGGGTGCGGCGCCGCGTGCCCCACCTCGGGAGCACCAGACCGTGTTCGCTCACTCCTCGTCGTCCTCGGTCCAGTCCGGGCCATCACCCGTCGGCGCAGCGTCAGCGAGCAGGTCAGCCATCCGGGCGGTCAGTTCCTTCGACGTCTTCGCCTTGTCCGTCGGCTCACAGTCCTCGAGCGCCTTCGCCAACTCCCGCACCGTCGCCGCGAGCACCGCACGACGCGGCGTGATGTCCAGGTCAGCGAGCACCCGTTCCACCGCGACCGACGGAGACTCGATCGGAGCCGACGCCGGCGGGGCCGGATGGGCGGCACGACGGTGCGCTGCCAGACCGCTCGCTGACTTGCACACCTTCCCGCAGTCGCACACATGGGCCTGCACGACGGGGACCGATGACTTCGGGCTCTTCGTCGCCTTGGTGGTCGACCGCTTGGTCGTCTTAGTCGCCACGGTACGACCCGGTCCAGCGGTTCGCCGCCGGGCCGTGCAGTCGCTGCGAATCGGTGCCGCCCTTGCTCCAGTTGCAGATGAGGTGCGCCGTGTGCACGTTCTCAGCGATGTCAGGCCCGTCGTCGGCGAGTGCCACGATGTGATCGATCGACGCCATCAGCGGCTCGGGGAACGACGCTGTCTGGTCGACCGGGTCGCCGCAGAGCTGGCAGGTCCAGTTGTCACGCTCGAAGATCTCTTCGCGGGCGTACGGCGTCTGTCCGTTCTCTGCCTTGCGATCACGACGGCGCTGCGACTTCTCGCGCCAGCGAGCGCGCTTGCAGTCCTGGCAGAGCTTGCGGAGTCCTGTCCCCTGCGTGGCGGCGCCCGGCAACGACCCACCGCAGTCGATGCATCGCCTCTCGGCGAGGACTGCGCCGTATCCATCGGCGTCGCCGTACTGGCGCCGGCTGTGATGTCGACGCCCGCACTCGTCCGTGCAGAACTTCCGGCGGGACGATGGGAGCGGGGTCAGGCACCACGTGCACTTTCCCTCAGAACTGCTCACCGACACAGTAGGACCCCCTTGCTCACGACGTCCGCGACCAGGGCGTCGGATGACGAAAATCGACTGATCACGCCAGTTCGGCAGACACACGCGACGGTGCACGGCTCCCGGACGATCGCCACGGTCAGGTACTCAACTGACCACGTCGCAGAGTCAGAGATTCGCGTTCGGGCGGGGTGTTGCGGGTGTTCGGGTCCTCCGAAAAACTGACCCACCCCCTCCGGTCGACTGGCGGCGTCGGTTGCCGTGCGCTGCGCCTCGGCTGTAGTTGCATGGCGAGCACTCGAGCGCGAGCGGCGCCATGCGATCACCGTCTCTGGTGTGTCCTGCTGTCCACTTCGCTCGGCTGCCGTTGCGGTGCCGTCCGTTGCGGTTCGGGCCGCACGTTGCGAGCGGTTCACCGCACTGCCAGCAGCGAGCGAGGTGCGGGTTCGACAATGCCCACGCAACCATGCGTGCCTGACGGCGTCGGTAGTCGCTGTCGTAGATCGAGGTCGACTGGCGGCGCATCGGGTCACCTCCCCGGGTCGGGGTGTCGGTGCGGAGTGTTGCCCGCTCAGACCCACGGCGGGGAGCGAACCAATCGCGCCCCAGTGAATCACATCGATGTGACTCGTGTCAAGCACCACGACGAGAGTCCACGATCCTGATCCCCGCCGAGCGCAGCAGCGACGTCGACATCGAGATCCCACGGTCATGCAACCGGACCAGCTTCGGCGGCGGGTTCACGCCGTGCGTCGAGCGGAAGTCACCGCACCAGCGGCACAGATGCCAGCGCCGATACTTCGAGTCGATCGCCGAGTCGAGGCCGGCGGCGTCATGGGCGTGGCACACGTCGACCGGGCGCACCTGCTTCGGGGCCGGACGATACGTCGAGCAGATCGACGCCAACTCGTTGACGAGTCGGACGCACGACTCGAGGCTGGTCACACCAGAACGGGGAACGGTGCGCAGTCTCACGATCTTGTTGATCTGCCACTGCACGAACGCCAGCCTGGCAGCGACACGCTCCTCCGGAGTCGGCAGAGTCTCCCCGCCGAGCGAGTCTGCGAGGTCCCCGAGGTCAGCGACGAGCCGGTCGACGATCACATAGCAGCGAACCAACATGCGGCGCGCCTCATCCGGCCGCTCGGCGTCGGCCTCGACCTTCGTCAACGCCACCCGCTCGACCTCGACCGGGTTCCCGTCGGCGTCCAACTCCGGGTCACTGATGCCGCTCGCCTGCGCAGGGCCGGCGCCCGACGTCGAAGCAGGGAACTCACCGGTCCACTCGTGCAACTGTCGGATCGTGGCACCCAACTCGGAACGGCACACAGCGAACGTCTCATCGAGATGCAACACCAGGCGACGAATGTCCGTCATGACGCTTCTCCTTCGTGGAACGGGTAGTCGTGATCATCGGGAGGCGGAACAGGATCCGAGATCGGATGGACGAGCACCGGGCGCGACGAAGCAGGGGCCCCGGACGGTTCGACTCGGTTCGACTCGGGTTCGACCCGGGACGGTCTCGCGCGCGAGCGGCCGGCACGGTCGAACCTCGGTTCGACTTGGGTTGGACCCTGGGGTGGGCCGTCCCTCGCAGTCCGGACGGCCGCGACCTGGTCAGCGGTGGTCCCTGCCGGGAGCAACGACGAGCCCTGGGCAGGATCTTCTTCGATCCATTGCTCCGGGGTGCGGTCCTTCTTGCGGCCATTGCATTGGCGACAAGCAACCACAACGTTGCTCAGGGTGTTGCCTTCGTCGGGATCGACGTGGTCGTAGGTGGCGCCGTGCGGGGCGTTGTTCGCTCCCCACTTCACACGGCGACCGCAGTACCGGCACAGGTTCCGGTCTCGCTTGCGGATCTTCTCGCGCAGCTGCTCGAGCTTGGGTGCGTGCAGTTCCTTGTTGCGTTGACGACGCCAGCGCAACGTGTCGTCCTGCCACACCTCAGCGCCCGGGTTCAGTTCGATCCACCACTCGGGCATCTGCACGTAGTCGTCGACGACGGTGAGCCACAGCGGCGACTCCGAGCCGTCCTGGTGCGACATGGTTGCCCGTTCGAGTTCGGCGACGGCGCGCTGCATTTTCCCGGCGGTCAGGAGGCGGTCGCAGGCGGCGGGGAGTTCGTCGAGGTGGAACCGGCCACCGTTGCCGGCGTCCTGGCAGTACAACCACACCTTGTTCAGCACGACGTACGCCTCGATCGACAGGGCGGCCATCTTCACCCGCAAGCGCGGGTACGTGAGCAGCGGGGCCCCAGCGTTCGTCGGCTTCGCAGAGTTCACGCTGCGGTCGAGTCCTGTTGACGTAGTGAGCGGCGGCGGGCAGCGGTGAGACCGCCGTAGGTGCCCTCGGCCTGGTCGAAGTTGGCGGCGCGGCACCGGTCACGCACAGGGCACCACCCGCAGACCGTGAGCCCGCGCTGGGCTGTCTCGCCGTCACCGCGGCCCGGGAACCACAGATACGTCGGACGGCCACGGCAGGCTGCACTCTTGCGCCACTCAGCCTGCTCAGCGCGTTCCTCGACGATCTCAGCCAGCTCGAGGTACAGATCCGACACGTCCGCGACCGGCTTGCGTTCACGGACAGGTGGGTGGGCGACGCGGTAGTTGCCCCAGCAGTCGCGGCGGCCGAGAGTGACGGTCCCGGCGCGCCAGGCTTCGTGGAGTTCGGCCACGGCACGGGCGTTGCGTGCGGTGACGGTCGTGCGTGCGAGCTGTAGCGGGCCGGCCTGGCCGATCGCAGCTGCGATCTCGATCTTCGCGGCGCCGGCCGCGACCATCTCGTCGATGAGCACCCACGTCGGGGCGGCGTCGATCTTGCTGCCGGCGGCGGCGTCGGCCGGGGTGACGGCGAGGATGCGCTGCTCAGTGGAACGACGGATCCGCTTCGATGGCTTGCCGTTCTTGCCGTACATCAGCTTCCACAGCGCGCCCTGCGACACACCGGACGCCTTCACGATCTGCTTGAGACCGACACCAGCCTCTGACAGTTCGCGGCAGTGAGCGCGCGCCGGGCCCGCGGCGACGTAGGCCGGCTCGACGCTCCGCGCCCGAGCACGGTTGTGCTTCGAGGCCGCGACGCTGCACTCCCGGCAGCGGCATCCCTCGACCTTGTACTTCGCGTTCGTTCCGTGCTGGCGGTGACTCACGTGTCGTCGTCTCCCGCGTTCGCTTGCGGATATCTGCCAATGTCGATCTTCGGCCGCGGGTCAGTCCATCCGGGCGGTGGCGGTGGCATCGGCGTGATGATGCGCGGTGCCTGACCGGCCTCGGCGAGCAGTTGGAGCACGAGCTTTCCAGCTGTCGTGATCGTTGCCGTGTTCGACCATCGCGGGCAGTCCTTGGCGTCGTCGCAGTAGTCGCGAGGTGCCCACGTCACGACGATCAAGCCGCGACGCTCCAGCGCCGTCAGGGCTCCGTCGTGCAGCGGTCGGCGTGACCGCTCGTGCTCCATCTCAATCGCGTGAGCGAGCGACAGGAACGTCAGCACCATGTTGCGACTCAGCGACAACGAGAACGCCGTCGACGCCACGTAGTCGGCGAACCGTTCATTGACCGGCTCGGATGGTTCGATGCCGTGAGCAATTCGGACGGCTGCGCTCAGCTCGGCGGGCATGGTTGCGGGGTCGGCCATCACGCGTTCCCTTGTCGGATGGCGCGGGCCGCGGGGATTTGTGTCGGGCGTGGCGGTCTCATGGCGTGTCTCCTGTTCGTGGGACGATGACGAGTTCGATGGTGGGGACGATCCCCTTCGTGCGGGGGATGTGGATCAGGCGCGGTTCGAGGGTCTCGACGAACGCGTGCGTGTCGTCGGGCCAGACGCCGGCGTCGACGAGCCCGTCGACACTCGCCTTCGTCAACAGGTACAGGTTCCCGGGGTCGCGGCGGGCCCGGGTGGGCACCGGGATGATGAGGCGCACCCACGAGACGCCGTGGACGCGTTGGCGCGGTGTGCCGAGCATCAGGGCGACCTGATGGGCAGAGGTGCGCCACTGGCGGGTGACACGGGAACGGACGCTCCAGTGCACTCGCTGGTTCACGTTGAGCAGCCGACCGGGCTGGGGGAACAGCAGGCGGGTGTGCTCGGCGGTGCGGTCGGTGTGCCACACCGGGGCCATGTCGTCGACCGTCACGGCGTCGCTCCGAACAGGTCGAGCTGGTCGTCGCCTGGTTCGCACGCCGTGTGACGGGCGAGACCGGAGACGACGGGCAGATCGCAGACGTCGCACACCGGTGGCGGCGACGGTGGCACGAACGCCACGATGCGGCCACCCTGGCGTCCGTAGGCCATGTCGTACTTCGAGGTCGTCATGCGACACCCCTGCGCTGCAGGCTGCGGTAGGTGGCGTGGCCGGCGGGTGTGAGGACCCACACGATCGCTTTCGATCCTCGAGGTGTCTTGCGGCGGGTGCCGGAGTCGACGACGAGGCCGTCAGCGGCGAGTTCCCCGCGGCGTTTCCCGGCGGTGTCCTGCTTGAGCCCGTTCACGGCTTCGTGGTCGTGATCGATCATCCCCCGGTCACCAGCGGCGGCGAGCGCGGTCAGGACGAGCACCTGGTTGTGGGTCATGCCCTCGGTGGCGGTCGCAGCGGCGAACAGTGACGTTTCCGGGTCCGTGTTGCGGGCGCCGTGGTGTGCGGGGACTGCCCCAAGCATCGTCATCGGGACACGCAGCTGCGAGCCGGAGTCGAACTGGATGTCGGCTTTGCGGCCACCGTCGAGGACGGCGCGGATCGTGACGATGTTGGCGTAGCCGTCATGCTCGAGCACGACCCGATCGCCGACCGCAGGGATGTGGACGCCTCCGACGACTCTCACGGCGACCCGGTCACGTTGGAGAGCGGATACGACGCGAGGCAGCACGGGCAGAAGCAGACGTCGTCGGCGTCGACGAACACGTCCGGAGTCCCGCACATCGGACACGGTCGACCCTCGGGTTCGTGCTCCCAGTCGAACATGGCGTCGTCGTCGAGGCCGGCGGCGCGACACAGTGACAGGGCGAAGAACACGACCAGCATGTAGACGACGCCGCCGACGATCATCCAGCGGGTCATGACGCCACCGCGCCGGTCTCGTCGTCGTAGGCCACGATCGACGCGACCAGCGGGTGCAGCACGGTCGGGCGACGGTGATCACGCAGCGCGTCGATGCGGACCCTGGCCGGGAGCCCGCCGCGGACGTGGAAGATCTCGTTCAACGGAAGGTCGGCCTCGACGAGGTAGGCGTCGTGGAGACAGTCGAGGCGGGCCGGGCACGTCTCGCAGAGGCGCGGGTGGACTGCTTCGGCAGGGACACCGCGACACTCGGCGCGAGACAGCCAGGTCGGATCGAGCGGTTCCGGTGGGGTCAGGTAGCGCAAGGTCCACGACTCGCGTACAGCGGCACGGGTGAGACGGGTCGAGAGCTTCACGCGGCGGGCTCCGTCTCGACTCTGGTGGCGAGGTCGAGGATCTCGTCCTGCCACTGCGACATCTGCTCCGGGGTGATCGGGTTCGACCAGCCATGTCGCGACCACGCCGTCGCGATCGCTGCACGTGTCGCCGGTGGCAGGTCGGCGGTGATCGACTTCGTCGCCTCGGACTCGGCGTGGTAGGCGGCCGCGGACGGCCAGCCCTTCGCCCGATACCGCATCTCGGTCTCGACCACCACGGTCGCCGAGTAGTCGTTCAACGCCGCGACCACCACCCCGGCGAGCACCGTCGGGAACAGCGACTCCCCCGACCCGGGCATCGACGGCAGGAACGAGACTGTCCCGACGTCAACGCCATCGCGGCGCAGCGTGAACACCCCGGGCGCTTCCTCGACTCGTGACCACGTCATCAGACGGTCCAGAACGGTGTCAGCCCGGTCCGTTCGATGATCTCGGCGGCGATCTCGCCGAGCACTGCTGCCAGCTCGTCCTCGAGCGTGGCAGCGTGGAGCGAGAACGCGACATGGTTCGACTCCACCGTCGGTCTCACCTGCACGTCGAGGGTCACATTGGCGGGGATGCCGGCGAACGGGTTGAAGCTGATCGTGATGCGCTCGGGGAACTCGACCTTGTCGCCGGTGCCGGCAGACAGCCGCACGTTCTCGGCGAGTTGGATCGATCCCTGCCCGCCAGTGCGGATCACCGACTGGACCTCCGCTGTGCGGATGGCGTGGAGGTCGGAAGCGAGATCACGCAGGCGGGCACCGTCAGGGGTGACGATCTCGCCGATGCCGTCGACGACGAGGTCGAGGAACTGTTCCTGGCTGAGCCGGGCGCGGCCGGCGAGCGCCTGACCCCAGCGGCGTGCGGCCGACGTGGGACGCAGAACGAGGACGGCGCGGTGCTCTCGGGCGTCGGGGACGTTGCCGGCGTGGTGGTCGTCGATGACGACCTCGACCGCCCGGACGTCTGCTGTCAATGCTCGGGTGCCGGAGCCGTACAGGTCGGTGATGTAGGCGCGGGTGTCGGCCAGGGCGTGCTGGTCGACGTAGCGGGCGAGGGAGTCGACGCCGACGAGTAGCTGCTCGTGGGCGACGCGGCGGGGCAGGTCCTCCGATGCACGGACGTCGAGCAGCGTGGTGGCGTACCCGGTCGGGACTCGGACGAGCAGGTGATGGTCTCCGACTTCGATGGGTTCGAGCGCCGCGACGGCGTGTTCGATGGCTTCGCCAACGGTGCCGGTGAAGTCGGACAGCGCGAGCTCGTCGAGTTCAACGAGTTCGCCGGTGATCTCGGTGGTCGTGTCGGTCATGGCTGTGTCCTCTCGGAGGTGTCTGCGTACGGGAGTTGCGGTTGGTTCGGGTCGCGGGACGACAGCACTCCGTCGTCGACGTAGTAGAAGGCTTCGGTCTTCACCTTCGGAGCGGTTGCCTTCACCTCGTGAGCGACGATCACGCCGCCGCCCTTCTCCGAGAGCGACAGCTTCAACGTGATCGACCCGGGCTTGCCCTCGAACAGCACACGCTCGGCCAGCTCGGCGAGCGTGGCGGTCAGGTCGTCATCGAGGTGGCCGTTGCGGTGCTGGGCCAGCCAGTCCGAGAACTTCGGACGGCGATCATCTTCGGTATCCATTCATTCCCCCTTCGGGATTCGGTGTTCTGCGGAAGGTGCCGGGTTGCTTTCCACCCGGCGAAGTCACCCGTCTCGTTCGACCCCCGGAGACGAGCACGGGGCAGGAGCAGACAACGACCGTGAACTCACGCCGTCTGCGTCGAGCTACGACGGTGGTTTCACGTGCCATCGACGACGGGAACGGCGACGCCGTGCGCGTTCCGGATCGGTCCACCACACGGCCGCTACGAACATGACGGTCAGTGCCACCCAGATCAGCACGGCTTGGCTCGCTTGGCGGCGAGTGCCTGGCACTCGTCACGGGTGTGCTGGGCGAGACGCACAGTGGGAATGTGCTGGTCGCAGAATGCGCACGTGATCAGCGCCGGGAACGGCGGAGCCGTAGGGGTGGTGCTCATCGTTTCCCTCCGAGCAGACGGATCGCCTCATCGACAGCTCTCGGCGACGGGAGGTGACCGCGGGCGACGTTCAGCAACGTGGCGATGTGGGCTGCTTCGACCCTCGAGAGCTTCACGAACTGGTCCGGGGCGGCAAGGTCCTGATCGAACATCTCGGCGCGCACCGAAGGATGACGCGGGTTCACCGCGACCGGGCGCTGCAACGGCACGACGTTGGCGGGGTGCTGCTCACGGTGCGGAGCGATCTCGAACCGGTCGGCGCGGGCCATCACGCGACCGCCGGCTTCCGGTTGAACAACGCATCGAGCGAGATCGCTCCGACGAGGGTGCCGTCACGCCAGCAGCGCCACCCCGAGTCGGAACCGTCGTGGTGGATCGTGCGCACCGCGAACGTGCTCACGTCCCCAGGGGCGCACACGTCGATCGTCACCTGCTGATCACGGGACGTGTTCGCCTTCGCCCACGCCACCGCGTCGGTCTCATCGATCGTGAAGTACGACGGCGCGCCACCCGAGAACCGGGACAACTCGATCGCCATGCACTCGAACACCGGCGCGACCATCACTCCACCCCCAGCACGTCGACGAGCGCCGACGCCACGAACGCAACCCCGGCGACGAAGCAGACGAACCCGACCGACACGAGGCCACCGATCTCCGGTGACGCTGCCAGACCGACACCGACACCGATCAGGACGACGCCGAGAACAGCCCGGACGATCACGACGCCACCGCCCGCAACTCGGTCACCACTGGGGCACCGGCGGCGTACCGCTCGAGCAGCGGACGCGACCATCGACGCAGCTTCGGCGACAACGTCGGATCGATCGGCCCGGGCAGAGCACCAGCGGCCACCAGGCGACGGAAAGTCGACGGCGAGTACCCGAGCAACTCGGCAGCGTCCACGAGACGCAGGGTGAGCGGCTGGCGGGTCACTGCCGCGATCGCAGTCACGACGAGCTCCCGACCGAAGCGATACACGCAAGCGCAGCTTCCACGTTCTTCGGGCTGCGTCGGTGCAGCGACTGCAGCGCATCGACGTCGCACGACTCCAGCGGGGCGGGAGCATCTCGCTGGGGGCGCTTCGCCTCCGGATTGCCCTGCTTGTTCTGAGACGGCGCGAAGTGCTCGATGAGTCGGCCCTCGAGGAACCGCATCGAGCGTTCGTCATCGCAGGCGATCCACTCGATCGCAGCCACATCTCCGAACCAACGACTCTTGCCGTTGCTGCCTGCCAGGTGATTCGCTGTCCGGCCGAGCGGATTGGTCGTGCTCCCGACATAGAGAACCTCACCGGCGGCGTTGCGATGGACGTAGACGTAGGAGCCCACGCCGGTCGGGATCGAGAGATGGGAGCAGCCGGCATCGAAGCTGTCGCGTCCGATGACCTCTGGCTGACGGTCATCCTCAACTGGGAGTCTCCAGATCCTGCCGAGCGGGTCAGTGACGATGGACCAGCCGAGCACTCTCGGTAGGTCCCATGAGATCGTCATGCCGCTACCTGCTCGGCCTCGACAAACACGGCCCGAAGAGTCGGGAACAACGTCTCGGGATGGCAGCCAACCGCATTGGCGATCGCGTGCGCCATCGGTACCGACGCTCGGGCGTGACCTCCGGAGAGGCCGCTGAGTGTGGCTCGCTGAATGTCGGCCAGTTCAGCGGCTTGCGTGAGCGTCAAGCCCTTGATGTTGAGGATGTCGGTCCATGCGGCCGGTGACATCCGATGCCCCTTGGGTCGTGCCATAGACACATTGTGTCCAACGTTTCCCCACGTGTCAACACGTTGGGCCAAATCGCCTCGTACGCTGGAGCAACGCGCTGGGGTTGGGACGAAGTACACCGTTGTGGTGTGTAATCAGGGGTGGAGTTTTCCAAACGTTTGTGTCACGTTGTGGGGGTGCGGGAGACCTCCGACCACCTGGCGCAACGGATCGAGCAACGCCGCGTCGAGCTGGGCTACACCCCGACCTCGCTCAGAAAGGCGACCGGACTCAGCCTTGAAGGTCTGAAGAACCTCCGAAAGGGCAAGATCCGCTCGTATCAGGAGCGCACGACCGGGCCGGTGACGAGGGCGTTTGGGTGGACCCCCGACAGCATCGACCGACTCCTTCGAGGCGAGGAACCCCAACTCGTCGACAGCGGAAGTCCTATCCCACTCGACGACGACGTGCGTCGGCAAGTTGATGAACTGACGCAAGTTGTCCGGACGACGCTGCTGCTGCTGAAAGAGACCTTGGAGTCAGACGAGCAACTTCGTCAGGTTGCCGATGCCCTTCGGTCTCTCGACAGAGCACCTCGGATGCGTGCTCAATGAGAATCGTCCGCTCTTCCAGTAGTTCCTCGATCTCCGCCACCAAGTCCCACAGTTGGTCAAGTTCCGCCATCCCGAGATGATGCGCGCGAGGGTGTCACAAGGTTCGGCCGATGTCGGTCGCGCGGCTACGGTCTCGGCATGACGGACGGACAGTTCCCACCACCTGCATCCACCCCCTCGACGGATCCGGCAGCCGCTCCGTGGTGGAAGAAGAAGCGGGCCAAGCTCCCGACCTGGGCGTGGCTGGTGATCGGGGCCGTTGTTGCCTTCGGCGCGATCGGCGCGCTGGCGTCACCTGAAGAAGAGGCCGACGCCGAGCCTCAGACCACCGAGCCCACCGACACAGCGCCGGCCATCGAGGAGACAGCAACCACCGACGCTCCCGCGACCACCGAGACGCCCGATACGACGGAGGCGGCTACCACCACGACCGAGAGCACCACCACGACGACCACGATCCCGGATCCCACGATCTCCGGCGGGGTGTACGTGGTCGGTACCGACATCCAGCCCGGTGTGTTCCGAGTCGGCGGATACTGGGCCCGTCTCGATGCCGCTCAGGAGATCATCGACAACGGGCTGACCGACAACTGCCCCAACATCATGGTCGTGCAACCCACCGACGCCTACGTCGAGATCAGCGGCGGCGCGCTGCGCATCGAGGACTCATTCCCGATCGACCCGATCGCCGAAGGCTGCACCGACGGCGTGTTCCTCGTCAACCTCGACGTGCAACCCGGGCGGTACAGCGTCACTGGCGGCACCGGCGGAAGCTCCTACTGGGCCCGACTCGACGGCACGCTCGACATCATCGACAACGACCTCGGCGAAGGCACCCGGATCGTCATCGTCGACGCGACCGACTTCGCGCTCGAGATCAATGGCACACTCACACCGATGCCCTGATCACCCGAGGGCGGCCGCACGACGCAGCGCAGCGTCGCGCCCACGGCCGGGCAGGTAGTGGGCGTAGGTGCGCAGCACGGTGGGCACGGTGTCGCCGAGCTGGCCGGCGACATCGATCGGTGACTCCCCGTCCTGCAACATGCTGGTGGCGACGTAGTGACGCAGATCATGCAAGCGAACCCCGGGCACCTTGGCGTCGGTGCGTGCGGTGTTGAACACGTCGGTGGCGTGGTCGGGATGCCACGGCGTGGCGCCGGCGTCGAGGGTGAAGATCCACACCGGTGACGGGAGCCGGTTCGCTGTCGCCTGGGCGCGTTGCTCGAGGTGCATGGCATGGAGTCCGGCGACGGTGACCGGGTCGAGGGTGAGCACGCGGTGTCCGCGTCGGCCGGTCTTGCCGATCCCTGTGTATGCCTCGCCCTTCGCCCCGCGGGCGCGGGTGCGGCGGATCACGACCTCGTGACGGTCGACGGCCAGGTCGTCCCACTGCAGTCCGACGAGTTCGCCACGTCGTGCGCCGGTGATCGCAGCGGTCCGAACGAAGAGCCGTCGCGACCCCTCGGGTGTGGCGGCGATGATCGCGGCGACCTGCGCCGCGGTAGGCACGACCAGATCGGGGAGCTGCGCTGTGGGTGGAGTCACCCTCGTGCACGGCGACGAACGGATCCACCCGTTGGTGGCGGCACGGCGGAACGCCCCGGAGAGGAACCCGTGGAGCCGCTGCAGCCGATGCGGCGACATCCCTGCGGTGTGGAGGCGGCGGTACAGGGCGTCGACGTCGGCCGGGTGCACACCGCCGGCGGGCCGGGCGGCGAAGTCGTCGGGTAGGCGGCGGGTCATGCGGTCGAAGTCGGCGAGGTACTGCGCCGACCACGACTCGTGCGCTCGAGCGCGGTGCTCGGCGAGGACGACCGCTACCGTCGCCTGAGGGGCGATGTCGATCGTGGAGCCGCCGAGTTCGACGAGCAGCTCGGCGCCTTTCTGGATCGCTTGCGACTTCGTCGGCGCTGTCGCTGTGCGTACCAGCCCGTTGTGTTTGGCCGTGGCCTGCCAGACACCGGACGGCAGCTTGCGGGTGTACATGGGCGCCGAACGTAGCGTCGCACGCGACCCTCGGTCGCACGGGTCGCGCGCCGGACGCGAAAGAACCCCCAGCGAACCGGCCGGAAATGGCCGTTACGCTGGGGGTTCTCTGGTGGGCACGACGGGACTCGAACCCGGGACCTCTACCGTGTCATGGTAGCGCTCTAACCAACTGAGCTACGCGCCCTCGACCCCTGACTTCGGGGGTTTGGGAAGCACGATGATAGCGCGATTCGACGAGAACGTCCGTGTGCGGCGCAAATCGTCGAGTCAGGCAATCCACGGCGCGATCACCCATCCGCGCTGGCGGCAAATTCACTACGTTTGGTGTCTCGTGGACGAGGCCGCACCCCAGGACGAGTCGATACCGATGATCGACGTCTCGGCGATGCTGGACCTCGCCTCCGATCCCGGTGACCGGGAGCGCGTTGCCCAGGCCATCGATGATGCCTGTCGACGGGTCGGCTTCTTCTCGATTGTCGGGCACGGCATCCCCGCCGAGCTCCAGGATCGACTCGAAGACGCATCACACGCGTTCTTCGCCCGCCCCGACGCCGAGAAGCGGAGCATCGAGATGGCCAGGGCCGGCTCGGCATGGCGTGGTTGGTTCCCGCTCGGCGGCGAACTCACCTCCGGCGTACCCGACCGCAAGGAAGGCATCTACTTCGGCAGCGAACACCCGC